ATAGTTAGATACGTAGCATAAAAATTAAAAGGAAACAAACATGAGTTACATAGGAGCAGAACCAGATGGCATGGGCAAAGCCCAGAGATTCACATACACATCAGCATCTGGTGGTGAAACAGTAGTCTCGGTGGACGACAATTCGGTTCCCATTGGATATACTTCTGGTCAGGTGAGTGTATTCCTCAACGGAGTTAAGCTCGTAGTAGGTACTGACTGCATAGCCACGAATGGAAGCACTATCACAGGTCTAGCGGCATTGGCGGCATCAGACGTTGTAGAAGTGGTTGCCCTGTCGATCTTTAGTGCAACTACTGTTGAGGGTGCAGATATTATCTCAACTGGAGAAACTGGTGGAAGTAAGTTCCTCAGAGAAGATGGAGATGGTACATCAAGCTGGCAGACAGCAGGAGTAGCTGGTATCTCTTCAACTGGAGCAACATCCAGCGATACTGTAACTTTAGCAGGACATTTAACTGTTAATGGTACTACAACAACAATCAACAGTACCACCCTGACAGTAGATGACAAGAACATCGAGATGGGTTCGATTGCATCTCCTACAGATTTAACGGCAGACGGAGGTGGCATTACCCTGAAGGGTACAACGGATAAGACAATCATCTGGGAGAACGATACAGATTCATGGAATTTTAACCAGAATATTGAAACTTCCACAACAACTAAAGTAGTTCAAAAAGGAGCATTTATGCAAAGTTCAACACATCAAGCACTTACATTAGGAGGTTAATATGGCAATACCAAGTGGGTCAGGAACTGAGGTTCTTAAACGAGTATTCGATGACGAAACAGGTACAGGAGAAACCACACTAATTACTGGTGTAGCTAATCATATATACACGATTTTATCTGTTATAGTCTGTTCAAGAATGACAGGTAGTGAAACTTTTTCGCTTTATATTGATTATAATGCAGGAGGTACAGACTTATATTTATTAGATGTAACCCCTATAACTGCTAAAGGCACATTTGTTTTTTCTGATAAATTTATACTTACTGGAACAGATAAGCTACATTGTACTGGATCAGCAACAGGTTATGATGTGTGGTGTACTTACATTGACCAAGACTGGACATAGGAGAAACCATGAGTGGAATAATTGGCGATCCGGGTGCAAAATCGGGAATAATTGGATTACAAACTCCAGTAAGTTTACCTTATTTTTGGGGGAGACAGTCGAGTAACCATAATAGTGCTTCTGTAGGAAATTGGGAAGCTGATACAATAACATTTGATACTACATCTGCTTGGGATAGTACAAACCATAGATATAACCCTAAAATAAAAGGATTATATTTTGTCTCAATTTCTTCTAATTTTACTGGTGGAACATTTCCTGAAGGATATTTTAGAGTAGAGAAAAATAATACTCAAAAAGCATTTGCATACAAAAATTCGACAGACAATTATCATATGGCTTCGGTTTCCGTTATTTTAGAGTTAAATGGAACTACCGATTATATTAATTTTAAAGTTGTTGGGTTTATAGATGCTGGAGCAGATTGGAATCGAGCAATTATATATTTAATTAAATAAAGGAGTAACACATGACCACAGCAAGATACAAACAACTAGCAAAAGATAACCCATGACAAGAGCAAGAATACTCGCAGACTACGTTAGTTCAGGTGATGAGTTGGCATTGAAAGCACCATTGGCTAGTCCTACGTTTACTGGTACAGTATCTGGGATACCTACATTTGATGATACAGCTATAAGACAAGACATAATTACTCTTGCTCTCAAAGAGGGAATTGCTGAAAATTCTACTAAATTCAATCTTGCAAATTCTTCAGTTGTACAATTTCAAGCAGATGCAGATTTTAATTTAGCAGGTTCAACAACTGTAACACGTAATGTAAGTGAATATATAACACCATTGGTGACGACTGACACCGATACAAAATTTTTATTTCAACCAGATGAAACAAATGGGTCTAGCACTATGACAGATACTAGTGCTTCAGGACGTACTATAACGAATACTGGTAGTATGACTCACAATACTACTATAGCTAAATTTAGCGCATCATCAGTTCTTCAAGATGATACAGATGGTGGTAAAGGATTAAAATTCCCAGTTCATTCAGATTTTGACGTAGGAACAGGTGTTTTTACTATTGATGCTTGGGTGTATTCTACAAATTGGAGCGGGTTTAATCAAGGAGATGGAAAACTTTGGGATGGTAGTGGTATGCATAGATTTGGTTTTAAAAGTAGTGGTGCAACTATGGGTGGAGAAGGAATAGGGACATCACCCTCTGGGACATGGAATACTCACTCAATGAGTAATAATGCTTGGCATCATATTGCTTGGGTTAAAAGTTCCACTTCTGTATTTTCTCTATACGTTGATGGGGCTAGATTAGCTCAGAATACAAATGTTCCTACTGATAGGACTTTCTCTCCCACTTCGACAACTTTTATCGGAATATTTGATGTTCCTACAATGGATGGTACTGAACAAGTTGAGAATGTGTATTTAGGTGGTATTCGTTTTTCAACAGTTGATAGAACAGTCGATTCTGGTGATCCTATGTATATTTCTGCTGGTACAAGTTTTTCTGTGCCTACAGCTTATTATGCTATATCTATACTCAATGCGACAGGAACAGCTTTAGGAACTACAAACGTACCCTCAAGTGCAGTTACAAAAGTTTCAGGAGTTATGCTTTTGAAACACGCTTATGGTACAAATACTTTAGGAACAGATGTTAAGGTTTACTTCACAGCAAATAATTCTGCTTGGACAGAAGCATCTTCATATACAGATGCAGGAACTTTTTCAACAGGAATTAAAATGATAAAACTTGGTAAGACAACTTGTACAAGTGGAAGTGATGTTCGTTGGAAAATTGTATGGGCAAATCAAGCGGCATCTTCAAAAGAAGGCCATGTATATGGCATAGGACTTAATTACTAACCATGAAAGCTAAGAGAGCCAGCGTAAAACTGAAGTATCCGAAACCATCATAATTAGAAACACAACTCCGAATTTACAAGGATGATGAATGAAATTAATAAAAAGATATTTGCCGGGAATTTTAATATTTCTATCAATTGCCTTAGTAGTTGGGGTTATATTCTTTTCCATGCCTCACCGCCCAAAAGCGGAGCCGCCTAATTATGACCAGCATAGTTACCGAATTTCACCGCATCAAGGCGAGGAAAAGAGTAATGTAAACACCGCCTTGGATGATGTGATTAACCTCATCTTGAAACAAGGCTTTGCTGGAGCAATCATCGTTTGTCTCGGTATCTGGACGTTTCGTACAGACAAGGTTAATCGGGCAATGCAGAAAGAAAATATTGATAAGTTTGTGGAAATTTCCGCAGAGTGTTCAGGACACATGGCTTCTGTATCTGCAAGGCTTGAAAACATAGAACGAGAAATTGAGTCATCGAAGCAACTAGAAATGCTACAAGCCTCAAGGAAGGGGTAGCATTAGATTTATTATGATAGCAATTTTTTTGACCGGGTGTTCAAGTACATCTCGATTAGGATATTGGATTGAGACTCATCCTAATGAATTACCAATCTGGCAATGTGTAGAGCCAACTAAACCCTATAAAAATAAGGAGTGCTAATATGAGTTACGGAAAGAAACCAAAACAACCGAAACCACCCAAAAGAGAGGGGGTTTAAATGCCATTTCTAGTGCCATTAATTGGTGGAGTAGTGAAGACAATGTGTATGAGTATGCTTAGTGAGAAGCTGCTACAGCAAGTCATATTGATACTTTTGAAGAGGCTTGTTGAGTCTACGGAAAATAAAGTTGATGACTCGATTTTGGCAGCCTATGAAAAAAGCATCTCTTAATAGCACCAATAAGGTACTATATTACCCCGGCGCACATTTTGTAAAATTACTATCGTAGGAATAGCTATGCTTATTACACCAAATTTTTCAAGTGACGAAATGGCCTGTTCTTGCTGCGGCAAGAGTGACATGGATGGGGATTTTATGAAGATGCTCCAAGCCTTGAGAGAAGAAGCAGGATTTGCTTTTCGTATTTCCAGCGCAAGGAGATGTGAAGTCCATGATGCTAACGTGTCAAGTTATAAAAAATCGAAAGCAGGAATACACACTTACGGAAAGGCAGTAGACATTTTGGTGGGCCATGTGAATACGACAAAAACTTTGAAGCTGATAAAACAAGCTCAAGACATAGGGTTCACAGGTCTGGGACTAGCTTTGCGGGGGTCTAGGCCCAAGCGTTTCATACATTTGGATTCTCGTGGGACTGACTTTTCTTTGCCCGCCGTCTGGACATACTGATATGGAGATAGAGTTTGAACTGGAAGATTCCGATATTATTGTTGATTTTATTTCTGACTTTAGGGTGCAAACAAACGCCTCTGATCAAACCAAAGTTTCATGGCGATTACCCAACCGAAAATCTGCGCTCAATGTGGGCGTTCTGTGTGAGGAATTTTCAACTGAAAGCCCCGCAGACACCACCGTTTTTAGTTGGCCAGATGTGCGATTGTTACCTCGATGAAATGAGGGCAAAACATCCTGCAAAAGAAGTGAATAAACTTGATGATGTTGCAACAAGAGAGATGGGCCAGCACTTGATAAAAGTCTGCAATATCTACCCTGAACCAAAGAAGAGTTGATAAAGGGGTATTTCAAGTGGAAGCAGAATATGGAAGTGGTTACTCTATATACATATCGTACCCCTGACGGGTATAGGGGTAGTATTGTACAGGTAAAAAAGAAGGATGCAACTAAAACTGGCAAAAAGGTTCCCGTGCGAAGTTGAGGTTTTTAATGGAGATAAAGTTATAGATAAGTATATTGCCCTTGAAAACGATCTGGTCACAAAGAACCCTTTAGGCCACCGTCCGATAAGGGATATAGATTGGATGAGCCAGAAGCAGAAAGAGCAATGGCGGGCCTATGTCTCGGACAAACTTGATGAAGAGAAAATAAACAAACAGGATGGCGGAGGAACTAAGTAAGTTAGAGGATATTGAAAGGCAGATAGCGGCTGCGAAGCGACAGAAGTTGGCCTTGGAATGCAAGACTGATTTTCTAAAGTTTATTAAGTTCACAATGCCGACTATTGCAGACCCGAATAATATCGAAGAGTCAATGTTTAAGGATGCCCGTCACCACAGGGCAATAGCATTAGCATTAGAAAAGGTAGCGAAGGGCAAGATAAAAAGGTTAATAGTAACGCTGCCGCCAAGACATGGTAAATCGGAGATGGTGTCAAGACGTTTTATTCCTTGGCTGATGGGGAAAGACCCCTACAAATCTATAATTTTTGCAACCTACAATGAAGACTTTGGGCAAGATTTTGGAGCAGACTGTAGGTCAATTATGTCAATGTCTCAGTTTTCGCAAGTCTTCCCAAAGTTCACATTCAGACAGGGGGGAGCATCCAAGTCCAGAATCCAGACTGACAATGGCGGGATGGCAGTGTTTGTTGGTAGGGGCGGAAGTATTACGGGTCGTGGTGGTGATTGCCTTATTGTTGATGATCCTATTAAAGACAGTGTTGAGGCTCAGTCTCCCACTCTTCGGGAGAACCTTTGGTCGTGGTTTACACAAGTGTTTATGACACGCCTGATGACGGAACGGTCAACTGTAGTATTAGTGACAACCCGTTGGCATGAAGATGATTTGGTGGGAAGACTCACAGACCCCACTAATCCTCACTTCACAGAGGCAGAGTGTAGCAAGTGGAAGATCATTAATCTCCCGGCACTTGCCGGGGATAATGATCCATTAAAACGAAAGGAGGGTGAGGTACTCTGGCCGGAGAGGTTTAACAAGGATTTTCTGGAAGCACAAAGGAACCTCGATCCGAGGGGTTTTTCTGCTCTGTACCAACAGCAGCCCTCACCCGAAGATGGAGATTTGTTCCAAAGGGAAAACATACAGTATTATGAAAAGAGGAACCTTCCAAAGAACTTGAGGATATATGCTGCTTCTGACCATGCTGTTGGTATTGATAAGACTAGACACGATTTAACGTGCCTTTTGATTGTTGGTGTAGATGAAAACGAGGATATATACCTTATAGATTGCTGGTGGGCAAGGCAGCCTTCAGACGTAGTAGTCAAGGCAATGATGGAATTAATGAATCGCCATAAACCTTTGATCTGGTGGGCAGAACGAGGACACATAACAAAAGCAATTGGGCCGTTCTTGCGGAAGAGAATGTTTGAAACGAAGACCCATTGTAGAATTGAGGAAGTTACACCAGTTGCTAATAAGGTGCAGCGGTCACAGTCTCTCATCGGACGTATGGCTATGAAAAAGGTTTACTTCCCAAAGGTTTCAGCATGGGGGCAAAAGGCAATAGATGAACTGCTGAAGTTCCCCAACGCAAGGCATGATGATTTTGTAGATACTTTAAGTTGGATTGGAATGGGGCTAGGACAATTACATTCACCCGGAGGAAGACTAAAAGCTACCGGGGGTCTATTCCCCAAAGTTGGGACAATAGAATGGGTAAAATGGCAAACAACAATGGATTCTTTGGAACAAAAGAAATTCGCATCAGGGTTTTAAATGATTGAAATTGAACAGGCAGTGGAGGTTGTAGTCGTTGAAGAGGAGGATAAGGAACCTACGCAGCGCAGGGAAGCACTTGTAACCCATCTGCTTGAGCGGGTGCGGACGGCAAAGGAGTATCATACTAAAGCATTCAAGCAGATGAAAAGCGATATGGATGCTGTGTATAAAGGGTACAGCGGCAACAACTGGGATGATGAAAGGTATGTCGCAAATATCCTCCAGAGACACGTTCACCAGCGGACTTCTGCACTCTACGCCAAGAACCCGAAGCCCGTAGCTTCCAGAAGAAAGCGCATGGACTATAAGGTTTGGGATGGTTCTGAAGAAACCATGAAGAAGGCACTTGACGGGATTGCAAAAGCGCAGGTTCAGGGGATGCAGCCAAACCCCCAAGATACTGCAATTGAAGAGGATTATAAGCAAGTCAAGATTGAACATAAGAAGTTTGACAAGGTTGCCGAATGCCTTGTGATGCTCTTTGAATATTTCATGGATGAACAGCATCCAACATTCAAGAGCCAGATGAAAGCATTGGTACGCAGGGTTATTACAACATCAGTTGGTTTTGTTAAGGTTGGCTACCAGAGGGACGTTGACAGATTGCCGGATATTTCCTCTAAAATGTCTGACGTACAAGCACAAGTGGATCATCTCAGGAGGATTGCAGAGGAAGCAGAAAAGGGAGATATTGAGCAGGATGATGCAGAGATGGAAGAATTGATGCTTTCACTTGATGCATTAAAAAATGAACCACTTTCCATTATTCAGGAGGGGTTGGTTTTTGATTTTCCTGAGTGCGATTCGATTATAGTTGATCCAATGTGCCGTTTGCTCCGGGGGTTTGTTGGGGCATCTTGGGTAGCACATGAGATGTATTTATCGACTGAGGAAATAAAAGAGATTTATGACACGGATGTAAGCGAGAAATTTTTATCCTATGACATGAAGGGGAACCAAACTTCAGG